GGAAAAAGTCCCATACGACGCAATAATGATAGCGTCCTCTTCTCCCTCGGTGATATGTCGTATAGACTCACGGTCAGACGTTTCCGTTCCCCCGTAGACGAAGAATACTTTTCTGTCTTCATGAACTTTATCCTTAATCATATCATAGAGAACCTTGCCGTGCTTCTCCACGTACTGGAAAAGAACAAGGGTGTTTCCTTTACTCTTTACTGCTAGATTACGAATAAACTTGTTTCTTGGGTAGTGTGAAACAATCCAATCCATCTCATCTTGATACGTATTATTCTTTCGTTCCTTACGTATCTCCTCGTTATATTTAAGCACAACGCAGGTGATGTTAAGTTGTGCCAGCTTCTGTGTTTCCATCAACGCTTTGGTTGTAGTAACACGGTGTACTGGTCCAAAAATACCTTCAAGAACTAGACGGTGAATCTTTTTATCATCCAGTGTTCCAGTTGTGCCGATACGGTAACGAACTGTGTCCATCTTTTCCATAACGGTAGTAAGGGACTTGGCTTTAAACTGGTGAGCTTCATCACCAAAGATAACATCAAACTGACGGAACCAAGCTCTAGGTTGTAGATATACTGACTGCCAAGTTGTAATCAAAACATCTTTGGTAAAGTCTTTAGTAAATCCTGAATATAATTTTTGGCAGTGATGTTTAGTGACCCAACCATTAGCAGTTGAGTAGTCTTCAAAGTCAGCGTACAACTGTTCAACTAGAGATGTTGTAGGTACGATGATGATACACTTGCGTCCTTGTTCAAGATGCCAACGCATTGTTGTGTAGATAATGAATGATTTACCAGAAGCGGTAGGTGATAGTAAAAGAGTTCTTTCTTTATCAAGAGCAGTCTTAACTGCTTCAACTTGATAGTCGCGAATCTCAATTGGTTGCCCACGACCGTATGGGTTTAACGATCTAGCGTATTCCTCAACCTGTTCGTGAGTGATATTGTTATTAGTATAAACTGGTTCGCCGATGTGAGTTAGTACATAGTCGTTACGCTCACAGAATTTTTCAATATAGTTTAACAGACCAATGTAAATTGTTTTTCTTACTTGGTCGTACAAACGAACTTTGCCATCCCACAACCTTGCGCGATATTGCGGAGTAAATCTCGCTCCAGGATATTCATAGGTGAAGAAGTCAGAGAGTTCTTGTTCGATAGAAGCATCGCCAAAAACCCTCATGTATACGTCATCTAGTTTTTCAATCGTGATGTGTGGAATTTGTTCGCTCAATTACATACCTGCTAAAAATTTCTTCCATTCTATTCCTGACTTCAATTGCCAGTCTCTGGCTTTGATCTGACCTAGAATGGACTCAAGTAAATATATCATGGTCTCGAGATAGTCTATCTTGACCCTCAACGTATTTAGTTCTGTGTCACCACTTAGAAATTCGTCCATCTCATTCTTGAGTGGCTTAACACCTTGCCACTGAGACCAACCAAGGTCGCTAAGTTCTTCACGTGACAATTCTCCACGGTAATAGCGAAACTTCGCTTTACGTAGCATGTTGTAATCTGACTGGAGTTTGGTGTGCTTGAGCTTTACGCCAACTAAAATCTTGACGTACTTTGCGTGTAGCTTTGGGGTTTTGGTAGCGTGTTCACCGAGATAATTATCGTCAATCTCAGCGTCAACTTCCCACATTTCTTGTATTTGTTCAATATTCATAACAACTCCATAGTTTATACCGTTATATTATACAACGGTTTTTCAAAAAAGTCAAATCTAATTTGACTAGACGAATTTATAATAATCGTACTTGAAAGTGGCTTGACCAACAATGTATTGAACGTCTTGTGACGTAGATTGGAAAGTTAATGCGTTCAATGATATTGGAAATAAGTCAATGAACTCAATAGTTTGTACCGATGCGTTGTTAGCGTTAAGGACTTGTAAAAAACCACCAGAATAATTTTTACTCATTTCAGATAAGAGTGGGGTGGTGTTTGTGTTTTGGAAATCAATGTACTGTTGATAGTCCTCAGGGAAACCAAGACCAATCATCCAGTTCCAAATACCTTTATAGTTAGCCATCTCTTGATCAACCAAGAACTGAACAGTTAGTTGATCAAAGGTTAACATTTCACCAGCAATCGCCTTATTAGAAAATGGCGTAGCAAAGTCAGGTGAACCAAGAGTGATTCCTGGGATAGATGCTTCTTGACAGAAATATGATAACTCAGGTAAACGGACTACACTGAACTGAAACCCATTAGGTGATAATGGGTTAATGTTATTTGGGATAGGACAAGAAAGTATATTAGCCATATCAATATTTATAATGAAAAAACGAGGGATCTCGAAAGACCCCTCTTAAAGTACCGCTTCTAAGTCGGCTTAATTAAAACCGACTTACCGATTACATTAGGTTAGTAATCGCTACACGACGGTAGTAGTAGTTCTTATCAGCAGTTAGATCGCCAGTAGAACCAGATGCGTCATCTAGGTCAACGAATGGGTTAGCAACTAGACCGTAACGAGTCTTGAAGCCGATCTTTGGCTGGAAGCTGTTAGGATCAACAGCACGAACCATTTGTAGAGGAACGTATGGGCAGTAGAATAGACCAGCGTCAAAAGCAGAAGTACCCTTGTAGCCAACAGTCATGAACTGAGTAGCAGACTGGTTAGCAGAGTATGGATCAACATACACTTTGTACTTACCGTTTAGAACACCAGCAAAAGTAGTGCTTGCTTCATCAACGTTTAGGTTAGTTGATAGAGCTGGAGCGTAGTCAAGAACACCAGCCATAGCTAGAGCAGAAGCTACATCGCTAGAGCAGATGATAAAGTTACCACGACCACGACGAGTTTGCTGAGCAATTGCGTTAGCTTCGCGNTCGACTTGGAATAGTAGACCCTTGAACTTNTCAACAGACCAACGACCGTTAGAGTCAACGTCTAGGTCGAAAGTACCAGCAGTAGCAGTACCAACTTGAGCGCCAACTTTNGCAGTCTTGTAGATAGTACGGATAACTTCACGGTTGATTTCNGCTAGGATTTCTGCTGATAGGATGTTGCTNANTTCGCCTTCAGCGTCAAGACCNTGAACAGATTTCATNTCTTGAGCTAGTTCGATTGAGTACTCAGCNTTTAGAGCACGAGTCTTAGCAGTAACAGNAGTCTTTTCGATAGAGAAAGCCATTTGACCGAAAGAACCGTCACCAGAACCACCTTGGCCAAGACGCTCACCAGCNGCAGTGNNNANACCAGTACCAGTAGTNTAAGTNCCANNAACTGGGTTAGAACCGTCATGAGTGCCAGTACCAGAGAAGTCNGTATCAGCTTCGTTGAATAGAGCCTCAGTACCGCCCATNGAGCTGTAACGTGACTTCATTGCGAAGATNANACCAGTTGGCTGAGTCATTGGCTGAACGCCAGCAACGTCATAAGCGATTAGTTGTGGCATTGCNCGNCGAACNANGCTGATTAGAACTGGGTCAAACTTAGCCATACCGCCNGCGTCTGGGTATGCGCCAGAAGCGTTAGTTGGAGCAGCTTCGAAAAGCTCGCCCATTGCTTCAGCACCACGACGCATTTCGCGCTCTTGGTTTTCTAGAAGAACAGCAGTAACTTCTTTACGATACTGATCTTTGATTGGGGCAGAACCTTCGTGATTTAGGACTGGTGCCCATTTTTCTACGAGTTGTTGACGAATAGTCATTTTGATTTCCTTTTAATAGGTAGTAATAATTATTTACGGTTGAGGACGCTCAAGTATGCGCTCATTGTTGGATTCAATTTCTTTTCTTCAACAAGAGTATCTACAGGAGAATCGGTAACAACTGAATTAACTTCAGCTTGCGCTTTAGTAGTGAAGTAATTTTCACGAATAGTGTGAACCTTAGATTTGAAAGAATCTGCGTCTTCGTAAGATAGTTCTTCAGCAAGACCAGTTAGCTTCTCAACTTCAGTGTCGGTTAGACCTTCACATGCTTCCTTAACGATTTCAATACGCTTTGCTTCAGATAGAGCTTTTTTCATCTCTACATTAGCAGCAACTGTTTCGTCAAGTTTAGCTGATAGCTGTTCAATCTGATCTTCCATAGAAGCCAATACATCAAACTTTTCCTCAGGAACGTCGATATAATGTTCTTCAAAGAGACCTTTCAATCCAGATACGAAACCTTCAAGAATTTCAGACTTCATACCATGCTCAAGGGCAATTTCATTTTGTGCAATCCACTGCTCGACTACGTAGTCGAGGTATCCATCAACCTGTTCAACAAGACCCTCTTTAATACTTTCAACTTGCTCAGCAAGTTTACCTTCAAACTCTTCTTCGATGCGAGCAACTTCTTGCTTCACACGAGTCATGACGGCAGCTTCATAAATGGTAGCAGCTTTTTGCTTGAACTCTTCAGAGAGTTCTTCACCATTAACAAGTGCGTCGATATCTTCTTTCATACCAGCAATGTGGCTTGCTTCAGGAGCAGATGCGTCCTTAGTAGCAACGTTTGCTTTCTTAGAAGTACCGCCTTCGGCTTCCTTCTCATCTTGTACGTTATTCTTAGCGTTGTCAGGATTGGCAACTTCAGCAGCTGGTTTAACAGCTTCCTCTTCAACCACTTCCTCTTCTACCAATTCTTCTTCAGCAATAGTCGCTTCTTCAGCAGCTTTTGACTCAGCAAGAATTTGGGCAATTTTTTGTTCAATAGACATCTGTTTTCTCCTAAACTGGATAAGTTCTAGTATTATTTATAATTATCTGATTTTACTCAGAAACTTTTGAAAAGCGATAATCTTCGCTTCTTCTAAACCGCGAGATGAAGTGTTGCGAATAGTACGCTTAACTTCGTCAATATGTTTTTCCACGAACTTTCCATCAACGAAAACCCACTCTTTGCTTTCCATAATACCACGAACAAAAGCGTCAGGAGCGGAAGGATCGGCAACGATGTCAGCAGCAGTCGACAACATAAAGTCGTCTTGTACAATTTGAACACCTTCATTGTTAGTTTTTAGACTACCAAGAGCTCGACTAGAAACACCAAGGTTAGCGCCACCGTCTAATAGACCTTTAGCGATTTGACCCATTGGAGTTTCTAGAATCTTTGCCTTACCAATATAGTTCGTACCTTCTTTTCGCAAATCAACAATTAAATGTGAAACACGGTCAAGGTTAATAGATGGAGTATCTGGATGACCAAGTTCTCCATAGGCACGATTCTTTGAAACGTATTCTTCGGCGTAGCGTTTTACTTCTTTGTCCATTACAGACTCAGGGTACATACGACCATTACGGTTCTTAAGATTAGATTGAAGGAACACACCTTCAATAAAATAAGTTTTACCTTTGCCGAGTTTTTCCTCGACAACTAGGTTAGTGGTTTCGAATACTTCTTTAATAAGTCTCATGTTTATACCTTATCTGGTGAACCGCTAGTGGTAGTAGAAGCACCAACACGAGTTTCATCATCATAAGCACCAAATGAAGCGTATTCAACTTTTGGCTTATAACCACTGACTTTCTTTAAACGGATCCAGCACTCAGATTGAGCGCCAGAGATAGTAACTACAATATCTTTTGTTGCTTCAATAGAGTCAGGGATCATTGTCTGACCATTCATCTCTAGAGCGCCACCAGCGTTAGCTTGTAACGTAGTGATTACAACAGAATTGCGTGCAATTGATATAATACCATTAGTATCGCCAGTCCACTGTAAACCAGCAATAGTTACTGTCTGGGTTTCACCATCAAGTGCTTGACGTGATGATAGTAGATCAGTCGCTAATGTAATTGTTGCGGCAGCGGCAGTACCAGCAACCTTAACAACTGCTTCCTGTTCTGTATTTTTTAGAATTGTTTTAACGACTGCCATTTATCATTCCTTTATTTGTTCGATAACACGCAGAAAGTTTTCTTTAGACTCTCTCATGTATTCAACAACGTCTGTATGCGTTTGTAATAACTTATTTAGCGTTTCCTGCGTGCCTTTGGAAATAGCTACTGTGCTGCCATCATTTAGTTCGTAGTGGATCTTATTCTCAACTACTACATCCAATTTGTTTAATTTACGTATGTCGTAAACCACAGGGTCAACTGTGAATAATTTAGAAGAAGCCAGATCGATATATGATTCGATTAAGGTATCTGTAACTTTTATATCGTGATGCTCTTTAATGATGTGTGCGATTGTATTTTCAGACAATTCTTCGTACGTATCATTCGAGATTTGCGCTTCTAGTTTCTCAGAGAAGATTTTTGTTTTAATATATTCTCTGGCTTCTTCTAAACCATTAAACTCAGTCAATTCGTTGTTGATTGTTACTGAACCATCTTGATGCTTTTCAATCAAGTGATTATAGGATCTGATGCTATCAACAACATCAGATTCCTTTAGCGTCTTAACGAACTGACCGTAATACATTATTCTTGTGGAGCTTCTACTGATTGTTCAGCAACAGCTGACTTAAACATATTTTGTGCTACGTCTTGGCGCATAGCGTCTAGCTTAACAGAAATCTTTTCTGCCATAGCTGCGTTAAATGAGTTTTCGATGCCAACAGCGTCGCCAGTTGAGATTGCGTCAATTAAATCTTTTGTGCTCATAATTACTCCTGTGGATTATTTTGTGTGTCTTGTGGGCTAAACTGATTAATATAGTTCTGCTGTGAGGTTTGTTGAACGCCAGCAACAGTACCGTCAAATTCAGCACGACCCATTTGACTGTGTAAATCTTCTTCAATCTCGCTTTCCATATTTTTAATTTCATCATCAGTAAGTTGAAGAACATTTTTCTTAACAAACTTAGATGAATAAAATTTACCGATATATGGTTCCATTTGCTGTAGCATTTGGATGCGTTGAAGTAGAATCTCGTTGTTCTTTAATTCAGTAAAGTGGTTGTCCATGTCATAGATAAAAGTCATATCTTGACGTAAAGTATCCCACTCGTCGGCACGGATAATGCCTTTAGCGATTAACTGAACACGTAGTGCTTCAAAGAACAATGCGTTAAAACGTTTACGTAGTCTAGCGATAAACTTACTAAACTTAATTTCATCACGTGTAATTTCTGTAGTACGACCAAGAGAGAAACCTTGCTGTTGCTGTAAACGTGATAGTGGTACGTTTAATGCTTGATATAGTTTCTGCTGGAAGTATTGAATATCTTGAATGTCTCCAAGGTTTTGGCCACCTGGAAGCGTAGTGATTTCTGTACCTTTACCACCTTCACGGCGAGGCATCCAGAAATCTTCCATCATGGATAGATGTTTGCGATCATCACGAACTTCGCCAGTAGTTGCGTCATACACAACTTTATTGCGGAACTTGTTCATGATATCATTGACGTATTGTTCTGCCTTCAGTTTTGGCAGGTTACCAACGTCAACGTAGAATACTCTGCGCTCAGGCGCACGAGAGATACGATAGATAACAACGGCATCTTCGATCATCTTAAGTTGATTAACTGGCTTGATTGCTTTGTGCAGATGACTCATCATCATACCAGTATTAGCATCAAACAAACCAGAAGGAGCGTATATAACTGAGTCAAGGGTCAACTTAACACCTTGAGTCGTTTGCTCGGTAATACCCTTATCATTGTAGAGATAATACTCGTCTACAACTTTAGTAATGTCTACACCCTTTTCAGTCTTTGTCTTTTCAACGTTTTTGATACGACGAATTTTTCGTGGATCAACATAACGAAGTTCAGCAATACCTAATTTTGGGTTATTTTCATCAAGTAAAATATGATAATATAAACGTCCGTCAATATACCACGAACGGAAAATATCATGACCACGATCACTAAATTTTAAAAGACGCAAGACGTTTACAAATTCGTCCTGCATCTTCTTTTTGATAGCATCAGATACTTTTACTTTATCAAGGTCTAATTTG